CGTATTGAAAAGCTTTAAAACTACCTGCTCTGTTATAACCACCTTCTGCTTGAAATATTCCACCAAACATAGCACTAAACGCTCTATTTAAGAACAATGAAGCTAATTGTCTAGCTATACCTGATAATGATTCGCTTAATGTTTTTGTACCATCTATAAGACCCATTACAGCATCAGTCATTCCTGTTGATAATAAATCTTTTATTTGTTGCTGTAGATTTAACTGTTCTGTAAGAGCATCACGTTTTTGAATTTGTTTTAAAAAATCAGTATCAGCTAATTTTAAATTTTGACCTTTTAATTTATTTTGTTCTGCGAGTATTTCTTTAGCTTCTTTTTCTTGCAAAGCAACTTTACTCCCTATTTGTAAAGATCTTTCAAGAAGTTTTGTTTCTGCTTGTAAATCGTCAAGCTTACTAAGATTAGTAGGACGGATATTATTAAAACCATCTAAAGGTGATCCTCCTATTTGCTCTGATGATAGACCTCTACTCGCTATCTGACTTATTTCAAGAAGTCTCTTAGGATCAAAAACACCTCCAACATTAATACCTTTTCTAATACTATCAGCAAAACCAATACCACCTACTGCTCCAGATTTAAAACCAGGTGCAAGACTTAATCCCCCTATTCTAGGGAAAAGGGGATTACCTAAAAACTTCTCTCTAGGTGTCATAAATTGAGATATTTCTTGAAGACGTTTATCGGCCTCTTCAGGACCAAGCTCTTTTCTTACTCTTTTTAAATCGGAATCTATAACACCTATAATATTACTCCTACTTAAAACTTTGTTCATTTCCTTTAAGAAAGCAGTAAGTGGTCCTGCAATAAATAGTTGTAACTGAGTTGATAAAATACCAAATTCTCTGTTCATTTCACGGGATCTAAGCCCTAACTCTTTTAACTTACTGACACTTCCAACTCCCAATACTTTGTTCAATTCTTCAGTAAGTAAGGAGGCTAATTCAGTTTGCTTACCCTGTTTTTCTAAAGATCGTGCCTGTGCTTCAACAGCTTCAGAACTAAACAGTGATCTTTGCGTCATAAGATCAAAAGTGCCTGATGTAGTTCTTACAGCTTCTCCCAGTTGCCTAGCACTATTAGCGAGTGCCTGGATCTGTTGGACTACAGCAGTTGCAGCAATACCTCCAGCAAAACCGCCCATCTGTCCGAACATCCCACCGATACCACCACCTAATGCACCAGCAGCAGCACCTATTGGACCTTGCCCAAATAACAGAGGAAACGCACCACTTATCAATGCACTTTCTATATCAAAACCTTTAGTAGGTCTAGGAAATCTAAATCGTGGTATTCTTCTGCTAAAACCTCCTACTTGACCCGACCCTCTGACTCTTTGATCCAGCATTTCTGCACTAGGAAGGGCTAACATTTTTCCTGATGATGTTCTTGTCTTAGGAACTAACCCTTCCTGAAATTTACTAACTCCCGCACCTAGTTTTCCAAAACTATCCGATAACTTAATCAGATTATTTGCTTGTTTTCTTGTGACTATATTTTGTTTTTTAATAAAATCATTAGTTTTTATTAACTGAGAATTTCTTATTCTCTCCGATCCAATTAGTTTGTTATTATTTGCGATACCCCTAGCTATAGCAGCATTTCTACGTTTTTCAAAAAATTCAGCTTTTTCTACTGAACTTGCAGTAAAATCTGTGATTTTAGAAGTGCTCTGACTACCTCTTATAAACCCCCTCTGTCCTAACCTTTGTATTGCCCTACCCTCTAGATCTTTTGAACTAGGTAAACCTAATAAATTATTTGGACCAACACCCTTTATCTGGTTATTTTGAAGTTTCGATATACTTATACTTAGTTTTCCAAAACTATCTCCTAATTTTATTAAATTACTTGATGCTTTTTTTACAAAATCATTAGTCTTTATTAACTGAGCATTTCTTATCTTTTCAGAACCTATTAACTGTTTACTTACTTCTTCATTTCTTTTTCTATTTTTAATAATTACCTTGTCAAAACGAGCCTGTTTTTGCTGAGAAGTTTCTATTCTACGGACCCCTCCCGCTTGACCTGTCCTTGCAATACGTTGACCAAGCATTGAAGTATTCGGTAAAATTTTGGGATCTGTTCTACCCTTTTCGATAAACTGTGCTGTTCTACCTGCTTGCCTACTAAATGCAAGTTCTAATTTTTTGAGTCTTATTACTTCAGTTAAAGTTTTTAATTTGTTTTGTTCAACAGATAGTTCCTTCTTAGCTACGGAAGGTGCACTTGCTTTTACAGCTAATAACTTTTCTGCCTCAAGAACATCTTTTTTGCGTAATTCTATTTGCTTTTTTAATTGACTCAGATTTTGTACTTGTTTAACATTACCAATTCTTTCTAAATCAACTATCTTTTTTTCTAAATTACGTCCACTACCTTTAAGTTTATTTTGGATTCTATGTGCTCTGTTTGCTAAAGTTAATGCAGTATTTTTTGTTCTTAAAAAGGAAAGTTCAGATTGATCTAACTTTTGTGATGCAGACCTTCTTGTACTTTTGGGATTAGTTATATTGTTTAATGTTTTTTCAACTTTTTTTAATTCATCAAAACCTTTAAGTTTTAAATTTATCAGTGCATCGTAATTAGCCACAAAGTTATTGCATACTGTTGTCTATATATTAAAGCAAAATATGATATTTACCTACGTCTTTTTATTTTTTCAATTTCTTTCTCTTGATCTTCATTTAGTATTTGAAAGTATGCACTCCAACCTAATACTTCTTCAAGAGTCATTTTTCTAACATCGGATAAACTCATGCCTAACTCTTTTGCTATACCAAACTGCAACATCATTAAGTTATCCTTTCGCAGTTCAGCACTTAACCTTTTGGGTCAATAGGCTCTTCTTCCTCTTGTATGACACATAACATTAATTTTTGTAAGTCAGAATCTCTGATTTCGTTTTTTAATACGTCAATTTCACCTAACTGAAATAACTTTTCACCACTTTCATCTTGTGCTTTTGTTAATAACAAACGTAAAGCAAACTCATTTGTGTCATCAGTTTTAGCCATTCTCAATGCTCTTTCTCTTTCAGCAAGAGTCAGGGGTGTCACCCACATCTCAAAGACCGTTCCATCAGATAATGTGACTTCTTTTCTTACTGCTTCGAGGTTTGCAGCTTTACGCAAGCGATCAATCGCTCGCATGGTCTTGTTTGATGCCATAAATTAAAAATATCTATTACTATACTACATTAGAATTAATCAAACGTCTGCTTAATTATGATTTAGACAAATCAAATGTTGGCTGTGCAGAGGGTCTGAACTCTACAGTTACTGATTGTGGATCGTCAGGATTAACGCTGAATCCAGCAGATGTTAATGTAGCATCAAAGCTGATAAAACGACTTAATGTGTCGCTGACGGTACCACCAGAGAATACCTGATCTATGTAAAGCTTAAATGAAGCACCTACCTGCTGTCTCTGTAAAACGTCCTTAATCATTCTATTAGCAAGAGTTGTATCTTCATCTGTCATGTAAACAGTAGCAGAACCAGAACCATCACCAAAACCTGATATAAACTTTTTAAATGGAACAAACTGTCCTGGTGTTCCTCCAATAGTTGTTACATCAATTTCGTCTCTAGTAATCTCGAAAGTCCATTCTCTAACCTGAGAAACACTTTCATGAGCACCATAAGCTATTTGAAATACATTTGGAGAAGCAGCAGTTCCTGTATCTGTAATATCAACAGCAGAACCACCATTAGTAGCAGAAACTGTTAATGCTCCTGTTGCAGCAGTATATGAGGCAACGAAAAATGTATCTGAAGTATTTAGACCAGCAGGTAAAGTACCTGTGCCCGCAGCACCTGTCTGAGAATTAACAACAGAGAATTTAACAGGATCTCC